GACCTAGTTTTGCCAAAGGTGGTATAGTCGAAGGAGAAGACAACGTACCTTTTACTAAAGAAGACCCAGCAGACAGAATTAATCCTTACACTGGTGAACCTTACCAAGAGCAGATGAGTAGGTTAGGTTTTGATAAAGGCGGTGAAACATCAGGACCTCCTAAATTTGAAAAACGAATAGCTAGACCCGACCCTAAACTTTTTATTAAAGACCCTAAATCTGGTAATCCTCAAACACACAGGATGGCATGGGGTAATATTGATGGTAAATTTATAGCATATCCTACTATTGTAGAGCAAGATGGAAAACTTGTTCAGTATGAAAATAATACAGACACTATGAAGTTAATGAAGAGGAGTGGAAACTTTAAAGCTTTTGATACTAAAGAAGAAGCTGAAGCGTATGCTGATGGTGGTTGGAAAACAAAAGAGTTTAACAAAACGTATAGAAAAGGATTAGATGAAGGTGGTCCAGTACTGCCTGTTTTAACTTTTGCTGATGGCAATAGTAGAAAACTTACTCAAAAAGAATTTGATAATATGGTAGCTATAAATGAATATTTAAAAGGTAAAGGCTACAGAAAAGAAGCTAGGGCTGGAATTTTAGGTAATATACATATAGAAACTGGAGGAAGCTTTAGTCCTACTCAGATAGAAAAAGCACAAAATAAAAAATTAGGTTATGGAATTTTTCAATTAACTGGTAAAAAGAAAGATTATGATAAGTGGATGTCTGAACGAGGATTTGAAGAAGATAAAATAAATAATATGGCTGCACAATTAGAATATATGCACGACACCATTCAAACAGGTAGAGAAATTGGTGGAGGTAATGCTAACACATTACAAAAATCATTTAATGAAAAATCTGCAGAAGACATTGCATTAGATTTTAGTAATATCTGGGAAAAACCGGGAGTTCCACATAATGAACAAAGAGTCAAAGCAACTTCTACTATTTTTAATTTCCTAGACTAATGCTACTATACACAGAGAAACAATTAGGCATAGCCTATAACATTTATAGAATGCACCAGATTGGACAGGGGCTAAGTTTTATGGAGTTAGAAAATTTTAGAAGGCTTTACGAAGAATTATTAGAAGAGGTGTATGATGTTCCCATTTGAAATTATAACAATGCTTGGCTCTACACTTCTTAGTAGTGTATTAAGTCTATGGTCTCAACGCATGAAGGCTAAACAAGATGAGCAGAAAATGCTTATTACACGAGGAGAGTTTCAGCTTAAAGCTGTAGAGTCTGCACGTAACGTACAAGATAAAGGATTCCAATGGACAAGACGTATCATTGCGTTATCATCTATCTTTGCAATCGTTATACTACCTAAACTAGTAGCAGTATATTATCCAGATGTTGATGTAACAGTAGGATATACACTATTTCATCCGGGCTTTTTATTCTTTACAGATGGTAGAGAAGTATTTGAATGGGTAACTTTTCAAGGCTTGGTAATAACACAACTAGATACAAACCTTGTATCAGCAATTATAGGCATGTACTTTGGTGGTAGCCTAGTTAAAAAATAAGAGGGCATTATGCAACAGAATAATATGGGTGGCTTTAGTGGCGACATGGATAGGAACGAGGTCGAGATAGACCTTAATAAGTTTATGGAGTTGCTGCAAGAAAAGTCAGCACTTAAAGATAGGATAAGAGAGTTAGAGGATATCAAGAACGATAACCCTTATCAAAAATTAATATTTGTAGCACAAGCTGTGGATAGTTGGAGAATAATACCTAGAGCTTTTCTAAGTGTGTATATGTTTTTATTATACTATACAACCTTTTGGTTTATGGAAATTAGTGACCCAACAATGGAACAATCAGGGTTCATATCAGTAGTAGTTGGAGCAGGTGCTGCATGGTTTGGATTATATACATCAACATCAAAAACTAAATAGGAGATAAAGTGTCAAGAGGTGATTTAAATAGAGGATTTTTTGGACCATTATTTATATTAGGTTTATTAACAGTGTCGTTTGCTGCAAGTGCCGACCAAACAGGAGACTGTACATCCGGTACGCAGTATTGTGAAGACAACGGTTTGACTACTATTAATACTACGGTTACGACTAATACCAACACAAACAATAATACCAATAGTAATACTAATACAAACACTAATACTAATAACAATACAAATGTAAATACTAACACTAATAATAATACTAATGTTAATACTTCAAATAATACTAACGTAAACACCTCGACATCAAATAACACTTCGACAAATACAAACAATAATAACAACGTTAATACTTCGACATCTACATCTAACTCTACTGTAAACTCTACAGTAAATCAGAACGTAAATAACAACAGTAATTCTACTAGTAATAATACAAATACTAATAATAATACTAACGTTAATACATCGACTTCAGATTCTAATGTTACTACTGACAATACTAATACCAATAATAACAATACAAAGTCTGATAATACTAATAGAAATATTAACGAGTCTAACTCTACTCAGACTATTAATCAGAACGTAAAAAGCAAAGCACCTCCTGCTTCTGCTATAGCACCTAGTATTATGTCTTACTCTCAAGACCTCTGTACTGTAGGTCGTTCTGGTGCCTTTCAAGGGCAAGTATTTGGGTTCTCTACAGGAGCTACTGTGACTGACGAGAACTGTGAACGCTTAAAACTTTCCAAGTATCTGTACGATACCGGTATGAAAGTGGCTTCAGTATCTATACTTTGTCAAGACCCAAGAGTATTTAAGGCTATGGAAATGGCTGGTACTCCTTGCCCTTATCAAGGTCAGATAGGTAAAGAAGCAACTAAAGCTTGGGAAGAAAACAAATCTAAAAGACCCGATGCTAAAGAACAAGAAAAACTTTTTATACAGCAATGCACACACGACAGAAATCCTAACAGAGACAAGATAAACAAAGATGTTGTTGGGGCAGTCAAAGTTATTTATACAACTAAAACTAAAACAAAAAGGCAATGCAGAAAAGAATTCTATGCTACGCAGTAGCGTGTCTCTTAAGTCTTAATGTCTTTAGTCAGTATATCTACGAAGGCAATCAGTCTTTAGTAGACCTTACAAACGAATCAAATACAACCAGTCTAAACTCAGGAGACGACCAGCTTTCGTCTGCTTTTAATTTAGATTTTACATTTACTTTTTACGATAAACAATTTACATCTGCTCGTATGGCTACGAATGGTTGTCTTCACTTTGGGTTAGGTACAGGTAATGTAAACTATAATAATTACTGTGGTGATTACACACCTGACCCACTACCACAATACAACTACACACTGTTTCCGTTCTGGACTGACTTGATAAGAGATAACAACTCTAAAATGTTAGCCAAGAACTTTAGTGATAAGACAGTCTTTGGTTGGTACGACATGCGTGAGTATAATCGTAGTAATACTGATAACAGTTTTGAAGTAATACTTTGGACTAACTCTACCTTTGATTTTAGATATGGTGACTTAAATATTATACAGCACGATGTTCTTATTGGACAACAGAAAGATTCAGATACTTACTATCAATACTTGTTTCACGATGAATGTAATACAGGCACAACCAATACTAGCTCTTGTGTAAGTAAGGACTGGAACAGCACTACATCAAATACTTTATTAGAAGCTGGTGGTTCGTTGTATGGTACAAGCGAAACCATTGACTGTAGTAATCCTTTAAATGATGTAAGCTGTGCAGGGTATTGGGAAGCGTATGATGATTTTCAATGTGACCTTGACCCACAGTATGGACCATTCTGTCAAGGCTATCGACAAGAAGAAGATATAGGATACTATCAAGAAGAAGAATACTTTGATTACGGATACGAGGAAGAACTGTTTGACTATGGCTACGAAGAGTATGACATGTATGACACTTTTGAAGAGCCAGAAATATTTGAAGAGTATATCTTTGAACCTGAGTATGATACTTTTGAAGAACCTGAATACGTGTTTGAAGAAGAGATAATCTTTGAACAGTTTCAACCACTTGAAGAATTTGTAGAACCTCTTCCGTTTATGCGTGAAGAAGAAGTCTTTATACCGATTGAAGAGTTGATGATTGAGGAGTTTGTATTTCAAGAAACATTTATTGAAGAAGTGGAGGAGTGGTTTGAGGAAGAGACAACAATGGAAGAAGAACTTGCGTATTCAGAAGAGCCGGAAGAAGAGCTTATTGAGGAGCTGGTTGAAGAAGAAGATGAGGTTATAGAAGAAGAGATAGAAGAAGAACTGGTTGCTGAAGTTTCAGAAAGTGAAAGTTCAATAAGTAAGGAAACAGCGTTACGTGTTGTCTCCTCTACTCTAAGCACAGCTAAGTCTAGTGTTAGTGGAACTACATCAGGAAACTCTATACACGCTACAGGTGGAACGACAGGAGCTTCTAGCGTATCATCGTCTAGTTCTGGTGGTGGTGTAAGTACTAGTAACTCACCTAGTATATCAGAACAATTTGCATCTTCTACTGCACAAAACAATCAAGTGTTAGATATGAGTGCTAGTGTTACAAGCTCTACAAGTGTAGAAGTTGAGACAGTTGAGACAGTTAGTGTCGCAGTTGATACAACCACTACTCAAACTTTACAAAGTCAAATAGATGTGTCAGTTTCTACAGATGCATCAGCCACAGAAGCTGAACAAACTGTAGCCAATGTCATAGCCCAGAACTTACAAGATGCACAAGATGATGTTGAAGCTAGACAAGAAGAGACCGGTGAGTATGGGTCAGAGAATACTATTATAGCTTACATGGGATTTGTTCCTAACTTTAATAACTATAGGTTAGTGACATTACCCGATCAAGAAACATGGTACGAGTCGACAGATATCTATGCCAACAATATGTTGTCAGATAACATCGAAGGCTTTTATCAAATGGCAGGTCAGAGTTTAGAAACTTTGATGGAAATGAGAGAACTACAACCAAAATTATAGGAGAATATTATGGATTGGTTACAGAATAAAACAACACAGTTTATTGCGTTGATGGGTATCATTGGAACTCTTGCAGGGTTTGGTTATACTGGTGCAACCTATGTCAATAGAATTGAGAACTTAGAAACTAAAGCTCAACAAGCTAAAGAAACTGATGATGGTTTAGGTGAGATTGAAAA